CTCTGGGAGGACGTCGGCCACGGTGTAGGTGACCGACTCCCCCTGCATCGTCCGGGCGGTCACCGCCTCGTCCCCCTTTTGCCGGTGTTGGTATTTCCGCTTCACCAGCTCGATCACGGCCTGCTCCAGGTCCGCCGGGACCGTGGCGTAACCGGCGCTGTAGGTCACCGTGACGTTCCGGACTCCGGGATCCCGGCGGTCCCCGATAATCCCGGCCACGTCGCGGTCGGTTCCCGCGAACGTCCCGGAGACTTTCCGAATGCGCCCCTCGTCTTTGTAGATCTTGTAGTCGCCGGACGCCAGGGCGCTGTCGTCGATCTTGACGCTCGTCACCGAGATGATCGGCCACTGCTGCGTCCAGATGCTGTCCGTGTCGCGGCCGTCGTACTCCTCGTCGGTGTACGTGGCCTGCTCAAACTTCCGATCGCAATATCGATCGACGAAGGCCCCGGCCCGGGTGATCAGGTTATTCAGAAACGTATCGTCGCCCGTCTCCGTCCCGGGGATCCCGAGGTACTCCTTGACGCTGGCCAGCGTCGTCAGCGCCATCGGCGTCGCCACCCCCTACGGATCATCCGATCCGCCGGAGGCTCATCGAGATTTCGGATTGCGGATTTCGGATTTCGGATTTCCGCGTGCTCCAACACGCCGGCGGCAATGAGGCGCTCCGCCTGCTCCTCTGGCAACGAGATCAGGGCGCCGGGGGCGTAGAAGCCGCCCCCCAGCGCCACCGCCTTACAGACCCGCACTCGCATACAGCCCCCGCACTAACGCTCGACGGCTCGGTGGTTCGAGTACTCGGTGGCTCCCCGAAAGCCCGAACACCCGACCCTCGAACACCCGAACGTGTCTTGGTTACGGCAGCGGATGCGTTCCCGGCTCGCCCAGGACCACGATCATGCCCATTGTGAAGCTCGGCGAGGTTCCGCCCACGGTGCACGTTCCCCGGATGAACAGCTTCTTCCCGGCCAGGTCAATGCTCTTTTCCGACCGGGTGTTCGCGGCCGTCACCTGAGTGTGGGCCGCGCCGGAGATGTCGGTATAGGTCCCGCCCGATGTGCTCGACTCTTGCCACTTGCAATCCAGTGTCGGTGACGTGCCCGAGACGGCGCCCACATCCAGGACGCCGATGGCGCTTCCATAGTTTGTCCGATCGACTGCCGTACCGTTCGCGGTGGCCGTCAGGGCCTGGGGCCGGAACGTGAAGGCCGTCTTGGCCCGCTCGCTGATCAGCACCCGCGCCGCCGCGATGCTGGCTGTGACCAGTATCAGGAGCATCACAATCCAGGTGAGCGTCTTGCGCATCGCTTCCTCCTTTGTATTATGGACAGCCGAACAACCGAGCGCTCGAACTGTCGAACGGTTATTTCACCCCCGTCAGGGTCGCAAAGGCATCCTTGAGGGTGATCCGGCCATCCAGCCGCGTCCACAGTTTCCACCAGGCCTGATGCGACTCAAAGGCGGTCCCGGCCTCGGTGGACAGCTCGACGCCCATCTCCTCCCGGTCGGCGATCCAGTAGTACCCCAGGTCGGCCAACCAGATCTCCGACTCATTGCTGCCGCCGCCGAGGTTGGTGGGGATGTCCTGCTGCTCCAGGACGGGCTTGCCGTAGATGCTCTCCAGCGCCCGCCCCGGCGCCACAAAGATGGGGCGGTTGTCGGCGTCCAGCAGCTTTTCGACCAGCTTGATGCGCGAGTCCTCCATCATCCAGACCGCGCCCGCGCGGTACTGGCTGGGCAGCTTGTGCCAGAGCTCCACGATGTCGCCGTAGGCGAGGTTGGCGCCGGCCTGGGCCACCGTCTGGGTCACGCCCCCGTTGCGGATCCCCAGGGGCTTCCCACTCCCGTCGCCGCCCATGAACTGCTTGTCCAGCTCCTTCCCCAGCTCCCGGCCGAACAGCGTGGTGATCAGATCCCCGATGTTCACCCGGGAATCCGCCAGGAGCTGCCGGCTCGACTTGGTCAGGCCGGCCAGCGTGTTGATCGCAAACACCACCTGGCCGAGCGTCGGCGTGCTGGCCGTGATGGTGGCGCTCTCCGCCGTCCAGTTCCACGTCACAGAGCCGGCCTCGGTCGGCACCTCGAGCCGATCGCTGCCCACGGACACGCGGAACGCCCGCTGCCAGATGTGCGGCACCTTTTCCATCTTGAGGATCACGGCCGCCCGAAAGTCCGCCGGGACCAGAAATCCGCCGGCGGCGCCGCTGGCTTCGCCCATCTGGCGGTAGTAGGCGTCCGCGGGATAGCCGCCCAGGGCGATCACCCGGTCCTGGTCGCGGCGATAGATTGCCCGGATGAACTCGCTGTGCCGCTCCGTCTCCGTCATCTCCTCCGGCTTCAGCCGAGACAGGTCCCGCCCGAGCCGCACCCCGGGCGCCGGCCCGTCGAACACCCCCCGGGTCCGCTGCCCTGGCCGCAGCGGGTCCCGCCGCAGCTCCTCCACCAGGGGCTGGAGCCCCGCCGTCACCGCCCGCACGATGGCCTCCTCGAGCTGGGCGGCGCTCCACTGCGCCTGCGTTGCCTCGCTCATGTCGTCCTCCTCTCTCTCAGTCGAGGCGGCCCAAGATCTGGCGGCGCACCTCGCGCGCCAGGATCCGCCCCACGCTCGCGGCCAATTCCTCAGGCGATGGGAGAGCCGGCCGCGCCTCCCGCCCGCCGCCATGGTTGCGCTGCTCCAACAGCATCCCCTCGATTTCGGCCACGGACATCTCCAGCGCCGAGAGCCGGGAATCGAAAAGCGAGCGATCCGCCTCGCCCTCTGCCCTCTGCCCTCTGCCCTCTGCGCTAGAGGCCGCTCCTGGCCGGAGGTCCTCTGCCCCCTGCCAGACCGCCACAGCCCGGCGTACCAGGTCCGGCGACAACTCCGGGCAGGCGGACACCATCACCGCGCCGGGATCCGCCGGCACGGGAACGGCCGACAGCTCCAGCAGGTCCCAGCGCGTGATACGTATCCGGCTGCCACCGTCCGCCAAGTCCTCAACCTCGCGCTCCAGCGTGATCCACCCGGCCGAGACGGCCCGCATGAAACCACGACGATAGAGCTGATAGACCACCTCGGCGAACGGGTTCACCTCCCGCCCGGCGAACTCGACCACGAAGAGCAGTCGCTCGTCCTCGACCTGGAGATCGAGGGTCCGGCCAATGGCGGGCTCGGCATAATCATGGGCCCACAGGAAGACCGGGTTGCGGCGATAATTCTCCGCCACCACACCCCGGGGGACCAGGAAGAACCGGTCCCGCACCCGGGTCTGGTCGCTGACCCCAACGAAGGTAATCACACGCGAGGGATCGTCCACCTGGCGGATCTCCACGTGCAGCCCAGATCGCTCCATGGCTCCCTGGCTGGGCGATCCAGCCGCTCTCGGCTCTTGCCCTGTGGGAGTGCGACCCGTCTCCCACGGGGCGAGGCTCCCGGCTCTCGGCTCCATTCAACCCTCCACGATCGGCATCACCGTGCACCGACAATTGATGATCTCGCTGGCCGGGCCTGCGGGATCGCCCGGGAAGCGCAGGGCCGCGCCCCCCACGCGAAACGCGCCGCCCACGGTGGTCCGCTGCCCTTCGGCCGCCTGGTGGCTCTGCCGCACGTGCTCATCACGGGCGGTCAGCCACTCCTGCTCCTCGACCACTCCGGATTGCCGATAGGCCTCGACGGCGCCGCCGTTGCTCGCGCCGATGGTCACCGTCCGGGCGATGCGGATGGCCCGGAAATCCGTCGCGTGCTCGTACACCCGCTCCACCCGGTCCGCCAGGCTCGGCACGGATTCCCCCGCGCGCATCCCCTCCAGGAGCTGGTGTCGGAGCTGCCGCCGCGTGGTCTCCGTCACCTCGCGCGCGTACCCGGTTGCGAGCTGCTTCCCGAACTCGATCACCGGCGGGCGGCTGGCGTCAAAGGTGATGTCCAGGTGCAGGCTGGCCAGCTCCGCCAGGCCGCGCGCCCGCACGACCTCGCGGATGAACCGCTCGCCCACATCGCGGAAGATGCGCAACTGCCCCGCCTCGTCGACGAGGATCGCGTCAATCAGACCGGTATCCTGCGGCCCCGGGCGCCGGCCTCGCCCGGCCAACGTGGCCCGCAGCCGCTGGAGAACGGACCGCTTTTCCCGCTCGAACAGCCCCTGTAACGCCCGGGTAAATCGCGTCTCAAATGGCCCCACCGCGGCCGCGAACCGGCGCCACCGCCGGTCCCGGTCGGCGCTCGCCGCTTGGCCCTCGATGCTCCCCGCCTGCCGCTCAGCGCTTGCCGGTTGGCGCTCCGGTCTCGGCTCTTCCGCCGGCGGCCCTGCCTGCGCCGGGGACGCGGCAGGCAGACCCTCCATGGCCTCGAACCCCGGTCCGGCGCCCGCCATGCCGGCCGGGATGAGGCCGATCGGCATCCACGCCTCCTCGCCCCAGGCCACGGTCGGCATCCCCAGATCCGCGCGGACCTCGTTGATGGTCAGGATCCCGGCCTGCACATAGGCCTGCCGATCCGCCCGATCCTGCTCCCGGTTCCGCGGCACCGGATCATCACTGATGATCACGAGGCGCGCGTCGAAATCGCGGGCGATCTGCGCCGTGATGAACTCGTCGCGGAGGACCAGGCGGGGCGCGATCGCCTCTTGGTTGAACGTCACGTCATTCGCCTCGGCGTTGGCCCGGTTGACATCCTCGACCAATCCGAGCTTGGAGGCGGGCACCCCGAAGGCGGCGAGCAGCTTATCGCGCGAGACCCGCGCCTGATCCAGGAACGCCAAATCCTTCGGCGCCATGCTCACCGCGTCGAATTTCAGGCCAGAGTGTAGGATCGCCACTTTCGCGCGATTGGTCACCCCGCCGTAGCGCTCGTACCAGCGGGCGCGGAGGCGCTCCGCGTCCGGCTCGCTGATGTAACTGGTCGTGCTCAACACACCGGAGGGCGTGGCGTCGTTCTCGAAGATCACCTTCTGGTAAATCCGCATGTACAGGTCCGCGTCCACCTCGTAGGCCATCGCTTCCACCGGGCCCAGGCCGTACCAGGGATTCGCCGGGTGTGGATATTTGATGTGGACGATCTCATCCGCCGTGAGCGAGATGTCCTCGGACCTCGCCCGGTAGAGGTAGCCGAGCAGAAAGCGTGCGGGGTCCGGCACCACCCGCATCCGGTCCGGTTGGAGCGGCCACAACGCCCGCGTCACGCCCAGGCGATCCCTCGCCTTGAGCCAGTAGGCATTGCCGGTGAGCTCCAGATGGCTCTGCGTCAGCGCCCAGAAATAGGCGCGGGGCATGAACGGGTTCGGCCGCCGGATGAGATCCAGCAGGGGGTGCTCCAGGATCTCCTCTCGGCTCAGTTCGCCGTCCCGGCGCATCTCGGCGAAGACGCGGGTCGGCACGGCGCCCGTCCGGTTGCTGATCACGCGGACACACGCATAGACCCAGGACTGGTAATGGCCGAGCAGCTCGTCATAGGGCTTCGGCCGGGCGCGGCCCCAGCGCCGTTCCCAGGGC